GCCTGAAAGTATTTTTTTAATTTGAACCCTGCGCGGAGATAATAGGCTTCCATCAGGAATTGATGCGGGCTTCATATAGGCGCCGTCAACTCCCGTCAACGTGAACCTCGCCTTAAGCACTTGATCGAACTCGATGTCCAGAGAGTCGGCGTCACCGATGGCTCGCCATTGGTCAACAAGGCCGAAATTCAAATATTGAGCAATCCAGCCATGCATGAATCGGAAGTCCTCTGTGCCTAAGTCGCCGGCTTCATCCTCCGCGGACCCGCTGATATTTCTTGGAACTATCGCGCCGCTTAGAACGGATTTCAAAACATTGAAAAAACTGTCGAGTATTACTTGGCCGGCTGACCTTGTAGGAATATTGCCCGTTCCCATTAGATTGCCCTCAACTGAAAAGATAAAATTTCTTTTTTAAGATCCATTTCAATTCCCATCACTTTGAATTTTTCATCCTGAGTCAGCGTAAAGTCCCAAAGGCTGTAAGGAAGCGGAGCGGATTCATCGCCGATCGGCGTGAGTCCCACAACCGGAAGTCTTTGCCCCGTCGACTCGACAATGCTTGGATAATCGATATCCACCCTAGAAAGAAATGGCAGCGCAATCAATTCCTGATTGGCGGGCGCACTTATGGAAAACTCTCTCTTAGGATTTTTGAATTCATTTACGATTCTGGTCGAGGTCTGCGCTTGCTTAACTGCATCGGTGACAAACTCAATATCGATTTCCTTAAGGCGCACGCCCCATTTGAGAACTGAACTCGAGCCGTCGGATACAAGACCATCTTTCCAGCGAACGAAATTCAAAATTCTATTTTGCCCATTTCGAAAGCCTTCAATATCGATAATGTTTTCTATACCGATATCGCTCGCTTGACCGAAGAAACTATAGGCAACCGCGGCGCCGGGGGCTCTTCCGCTAGATTTGAGAGTTAGGTTTTCAATAAATACAATTGAGTTTGAAGCGAGCAGTAGTTTCTCGATCGCTTCCTTTCCGGTTTTGTTCTCAAACCACGCGAGACTGTTCGGGACGTAATCAAGATCAAGGTCGATATTGTCGATATCAACTACAATGTATTTCGTGATCTGGGTCTGGTTCAATATCTTAAATAAGATCTCACTTAAGAAGTCTGCTGAATCAAGGGCACTAAAGGGAACAATAACCTTTGAAAAAAGAGAGTCATATGAAAGGACTTGGAAGTTAATTATTTGATCGGCTACGCCCATTGCCGAGGCTTCATCGTTTAGAATTCCTCTATAGATCACAACCTCTTCGGACAAGAGCGCTTCGCCACAAACCACAATTCCACATATGGCATTTTCCGCCGGCGCCCACGTGACTCTGATTTTCGAGCCCGAGCGATTCCAGCGGAATATGGAATTGACATTATCAACGTCGGAATACTTGCCATGGCGGTTCATGAGCTTAAGCGTAAGTGAATTGTATTTTAAAACTCCTATATCAAAGTCCGAATTGTCTAGGCTTCGCTTGATCTTTCCAATACCGCCGAGGTCAACGTCTTTTGATATCTCAATTTCCGATCCGAATTCTCCACTGTCCAAAAATGGGGTTAGATAAAATCTAATCAAGAAACTACCTCGGCGAGCTCTAGCTCAACTGGAATGCCGTTCAGATAAATCCCGTTTTTAAGGTTTGGACTCCAGTCGTTTACAAGGCCGACTAAGTAAAGGTCTTTGGACCGATAACCTTCGGCCGCATAGAAAAACTGTGTCTCATCGCCGCCCCCAAGCCACATTTCAAATCCCACCACCTGTCGGTAAAGGGCTTCGATCAACTCCAGGTCATCGGTGTTTCTCCAATGCTCAAGGCTTATCTTGCAGCGAAATGCGCCAACAGTCCTAAGCAGCGCGGCTTTTCCGCTTAGGGTTTTCCTGAGCGATTTTCCTTGATCGATTACAGTGCTCGAAATTTTGGGCCAATAAGAAAACTGCCCGAGCTTTTTTGTGACAACAATGCGCGCGATTCGCTTGTCTGAGTTTGCGACCTTGGTCGCTGTGATTGTAATTTTAAGGCGCTGGCCAAAAAACTCAGTAAAAGGGATTTCCGTGGTTTCCAGCAGATCATTTGATGCCGTGTGGATGAGAGTCCAAAGCGCAGTGTCGGGGTCGTAAAGATGAAATGTGTACGATTTTAAATTGTGATCAACGAGAATAATTCTATCAATGCTGTAGACATTGGAGAGATCAAAATCAATCACTGTGGAGTCGGCATCAACGGAATCGGTTGTCATCCACGCACTTCTGAGAGATCTGTTTCTCATGAACGCGGCGAACTCGTTGCCAAGTGTTGCCGTAATTGTGGCGGACTCGTTGTCAAGGTCTAGAAAGTTCTTCTCAAAAAAGCAAATTTGCTTAGACATCAAATCACGCCTTTCCGATATTGAGCCGCGTCCGCTCTATTTGTTTTGCCTCTAGAATTTCTGCTGCGTCTTCATTAAGAGAAATATGAACCTCGACCATTGCGCCGCCGCCGGCGGATTGCTCTCCAGCTGAGGTCAAAGAAAATTCGCCCTTCTTAATTCCTTCTGAGAATCTTTCAGGTACGACAATTTCGCGAGGCGTAAAGGTCGACACAAAGCTTTCCCCGAACGCGCTCCCGCCGCCGGAATAACCTTTCGCGGCTTGGAGGTTTGTTCCTGAGATCGCAGCGATTTGCACGGCTCCAGCTGCGGCAACCGCGGCGCCCATGAAGAGCCCGAAAAATCCGCCTTGTGCGATCGCTTTCGAAATACCTTCCGCAATATTGATTGTGGCGTGCGCGAGTGCCGCCACTTTTCCAATTTGAAAAAGCTCTTTGTTCTTGGACTGGGTAAGGGTCGAGAGCGTTTGAAATGCGTCTGAGGTCTGTTGAATTTCTTCCTTGCGATAAAAAGCCTTAACATCCGCCACGGCTTTTCCGTACTTCGCTTCGTCTGAGAGTTTTCTTTTCTTCTCATCTAGATCAATGCGGGCCTTCTCTGTCGCGATGGCTGCGTCTCGATTCAAGTCAAGGAGCTGGCTTTCGTCTTTTATTTTTGTCAGCTCTTCCTGATGTCGTTGTTCGGCGTCTTTAACTTTATCTTTCTTCTCCTGATTGACCTCGACCTCGTACTCAGACTGAACGGAAAGGGCTTCGTTATGGGCGGCATAGTCAGGGGGTGGAACTTCAAGTGCGGCGGCGGCAAGTCGGTCGGCCTTAGAGGCTTCCATTGATTCATTGTATGACGTTGAGAAAGCATCGGCGGCGGATGCGCCGCCCTCTGCAAATGCGGCTTGTAGGCTTGTGAAGCCTTCCTTAATTCTTGACCAATCCTGCAATATCAAGCCAGAGATCAGTGTCGCTAGTGGTCCAATGATCGAGCCGATTTCCTCGGCGAAGGCACGAAATCCAGCTCCTACGCCCGTGAAGAATGCCTTAAACGCGTCCCAGTTTTTATAGACGGCCACTCCTATAGCAGCCAGGGCAATGATCAATATTCCAATGGGTCCTGTGGCAAAAGCGATGACGCTTCCCATGGCTCCAAGCGCTGTTGTTAATGCGCCCGTCGCGAGTGCCGCAATGCCGGCGGATGCCGAGTATGCGGCCCATACTGCGGTTGCTTTCAAGAATATGAGCATCCCAATTGTGACTGCGGCGGTGAGTCCCAGAATCGCTGTTGTGCCGGCGAGAATATATGCTGCGATTCTTAAAAACTGTGGGTTAGCTTCGATCAACCAAAACGCCACATTCTTGAGTGCGATTGCCATCTTTTCAGCCAAGGGATTAAAGACTGAGCCGATCGCCTGCACGACATCTCCCATTACTTCCTTAAGCTGAATAAAGGGGTCCGCGGCGGCCTTTGCGGAGCCACCATATTTTGCGGAGAGCTTTTCAATTAAAATAGCTTGAGCTTCGGCAACCTGGCCGGTCTGCACAAGCGTCTCAATTGTTTTCTTTTGCTCTTCGGTAAAGACAACGCCCGAGCGCCTGAGTAGATTCATCCCCTGAATGGGACTGTTTAAGGCTTTTCCTAGGCTTTGTGCTGCGGAGGTGGCGTCTGTTCCCATGGCGGTCGCCATATCTAGAGCAAGTGCTGTGACTTGGGGAAAGACATCCTTTTTAATATTTGTGAAAGTTAGGAGCATGTCCTCAGCGGCGACAATTGTTTCATCGCCAAAGTTCGTCACCTTTTGAAGGGCGCTCGCGAGTGCGTAGACTTGCTCAGCTGTAACGCCGGCGGCTCCACCCGTCGATCTAAGTACGGCTTCAGTTTGCTTTTCGACTTTGACTTGATCTCGGTACGCTAGAACGGACGCGCCGATCGCCGCTGTTAAAACGCCAAAGCCAACAGATGATGCGGCCGCAATGCTGCCAAGGCTTGAGGAGAGAGTCTTAGTCTCTTTCTCGACCTTCTTAAGTTCATTGGAGAAGTCTGCTGCGTCTCCATTGATCTTGATTACAACCGCGGCACGACTCATGACTTGAAACCATTCCTTTCAAGAGCTCTCTTTTCAAGTTCTCGAATACGCTCTTGAACTTGAGGGAGTGCATCAGAGTTGGCGGCTTCGCTGAACTCGATCTTTTTGTCCATCAAAGCAGCTTGAAATTTTGCGCGCTCCCTATCCGATAGGTTTATCAGTTTCGAAAACGCAACAAGCTCCCGCATCGTTCGCTCCAAAAAAACATCCGGAGTCCATCCGTAGGCTTCGAAAAAGATATGAGCGATCACATCCCAGCCGACGGCTTCGTCATCTTCTCCATGATCTTTTTTTTTGAATCCGCAACCGCCTTATCAACAAGCGGCTGCGAAAGTCCAATGACTACCATTAGGGCCTTACCCAAATTCATAAGTTCTTTCGGGCCTGATCCAATCTCCTGTGCGAAGTCAACCCAAGTGGGAAACCGCGCTTTGTCTTCAAGAAGATGGTGAAGGGTTTTGCAAAGTGCCTCAATGTACTTGCCCTGTGAAGTCTCCTTATTTATTTGAGACTTCGGATCAAGCGCTTGATTGAAAGCTTCTTCGGAGCCCCATTCTTGCCTAACCCAGATCTGGGTCATGAGGCTGAATTTACGAAGGCGAAACGTGTAAGTTTTGCCGTTCATTTCAACTTCGATATCACAGGGTCTAGGGTTTAGATCTTCAAGCCCGAACTTCACTTTACGACACCTCTTCGATGTGAGTGATCTTGAACACCGAGTTCGACGTCTCATCTCTAAGGAGCTTCATGGTCAAATCAGAGATCATGAAAGCTTTTTCCTGAAGAGGAATCGGCATACCGGCGCCTACGCAGCGGTAAGCTTGAATTTGGAAAATGTCGCGTGAGGAGGTTTTGGAGGCGAGGAAGAAAGCTCCAAACTCAGGAAATTCAGAAGTCGCGCTTCCGACTTCGATTTCAGAAATTCCGCCGTGAGGAGGGAACACGTCAAAGATCGCAGTATCACCGGCCGTCATGCCGATGGTGCCGGCGCCGCCTGTAATTGTGATTCCCCAGTCAGCCATAACAACAGCGGTACTTGTGGCAATCGCTTGGTCTGAGAGAATCATTAGACTGTCGTCCAAATAGTTTGTATCAACTCCGCGATTGAAATCGATATTGGTCATTGCGTACACATTGATATGCGTCGCGTCTTTGGCTTCGATGACATAGCGACCGAACTTCAGGTCTGCTTTATCACTAGCCGTCAAAGTTGGAGCAAGTATTCCTGTGGCGGCAATTACGCTTGTTCCTTTTAGGTCTGTAGTATTTCGAATTTCGCCGGCGGCCGCACTCACTTGCGAAGTTAAAGTTCCACCTAAGAACAATTCCATCAGGAAGTTTGGGTAGGATTTCACGTTCGCTGTGAGCTGAGTTGAAATTTGCGTGGGCTCAGAGGCATACGCAAAGCGACTGGAACCTCCGTAAAGGTCTTCGGACTCCCCGGTGAGCTCTAGGTTCGCGCCACCGATTACTTGCAAAATCCCGTAGGGAATTTGATCTGCTCTTCGATATGGAGTGATCGAGTGAATCCCGAACACTGCTCTATTTCTTGATAAACCCATTTTGTAATCTCCTTTTTAAGAATAAGTTTTTTCGTAACTGAATTCAAAAGTAAGTCTTGCGGCCCCGGTGGGCTTTCTTCCTAAGTCAATAAATCCCATTTCGGTTTTGCTAAGCTCAACGGAGGAATAAAGTCCGCTCGCCGGCGCTTGTGCCGAACACTTGAGCATTTCAACTTCAACTTTGTCAGCCAGGGCGTCGAGCTCATCATCGATCTCGTTTGTGCCAGACACAATAATTTCAACTGCTAAGTTGAGTTTTCTGTTTTGAATCGTGGGCTGGCTTGAAAGCGTTTGGGTTTCTTCATCTCTTGTATAAACGCAAATGCAAGGAACTTCGATTTCGCCGAGACTCTCAGCGCGGGCTTTGAATACGCGATCGGAAACCTCGGAAACCGCACTCTTAAGTCTCGCAACTACGTCTTCTCGAATTAACTGCCTAGAGGAGGACATTAATCATTCTCCATCAGAAATATTCTAATCCCGCCCTTGCCGTCTAGTTCCGTGCGACTAACAAGGTAGCTATCACCGCGAACAACAAACTCTTCACGGTTTGTGGGTTGCGCGGGCAGATCTTCGAGCAATGTCAGAATGCAAATGCTTTGCGTGTTGATCGCCTGGCCGGTTGCGGGATCTACTTCAACATATTTCTCATCAAAGATTCCCACGAACTCATGGCTCAAGGAGCCGTCACCCTTAAAGATGATGGCCTCCCCGTGAACACTCTTAAGCGTTTGAATAACACCTTCGAACAACTTCTGACCCCTTTAAAGGTTATGAGCTCGCCATCACGCCGGCATTTTTCAGCGACGTAATGATTGCCGCAATTGCTATATCGATCGCATCGAGGCGAGTCTCAGTGCCCGTAAGGGGAGCGGCATTTGAGCCCGTGCCATCAACTCCCGACAAATTCGTCCCGGCTGTGTATGCCACAATTGCCGCAACTTTCGGCTCGGCTCCGCCCATCAACAAGATTTTGCAGCTTGTTGCTGAAGTGCCGGCGGCCTCAACGCACAGGCCGACCAACTGATTGCCAACCGCATCAACCGTGAGCCGCTTTTCCGTATCATCCCAATACATACGGATTCCCGCGGTCGCATTATCTGTTGTTTCTTTAATCAACTCGACTACGCCCGCTACCTGACCAACTACCGCGGCGCCGTTCAGCGCATCGCTAATTGCCACCGCAAAGATATTTGCAACTAAAAAACCTTTGCCGCTCAATACGTCATAGGGCGCGATAAGGTCCAACCGCTCGCCTTCTTGAATATAACTTTCCATGAATTCAATCTCCTTGTTAAATTTTTAACTTCTAATCGAAACCAAAAACAAAAAACTAGCTCATCGGGAACTCGCGCTCCCGATGAATTCCCGTCTAATTAAGCTCCAGTATTAAAGACTGCGAAGCGGTGGTTAACAACCTTAGCTCCGAAATCCAGGTACGCGCGAACAATCACGCCGAGAGTGTCGGGATGATCTTTTGTCTCGATCTGCAATCCGCGAGCGCCCTCGAGGTAGGCATACTCAAGGCCTTCAACTTGTGAAGGGTCTGCAATGATGTAGGAGTCCTTTGCTTCCAGCTTAGCCGACACCAACAGTTCCAAACTTCCACCGTGAACATTGAATCCACCGCTCGTCGATTGATTAGCTAAAAGAGTGCGAGCCGCACCTTCAAGCTCAGCCGATACTAGTAAATATCGAGCACTTAGATCCATTACTTGGGCTTTGTCATCAGTTTGCTTTCTAAGCATTGCCTTCATTGCAGAGAGGCTTGCTGCATCGAAAGCTGCGGGAGTGAGCAGATTCGCGTGGCTTGCGTGAAACAAATCAACAGCATCCGCCATATCCGGATTGTCGAGCATCGCTTCTTTGAAAGCGACTGTGTTCTCAAGATGAGCGGCGGCTCTACCGAATGCAGCGGCGATTTTCGCCATCGCGCCTAGATCATCGTTGATGATTGTTTCGCGAGTGAAGGCAAGCTTCTTACCGTAAGTGTACAAGCGGTATTGCTCTTTTGTGTCGCCGATAACGCCGGTCTTGATCTCTCCGCCTTCGTTAACTTTTTCCAAAGCCGGAGCTTCGCCCAAGGACGCAACACTTGAAACTTTAAAATCTTTTAAAGTTGTTTCAACTGCGAACTTGCGAAACACCTGTGGAACAGACTCATAACCAGCTTGAAGACGCTTGTTTGCAATGCCTTCTAAGATAGCCGGGAAATCGCTTGTAGACTGGAAGGCCCGCTGACAAATTTCGTTGCGGCTCATGTGCTCAGTGCGAGTGCCATTCATTTCTAAAACCATTCGAGCGATTTCAATCGCTGAACGGTTGTGGAACTTGTGACCTTTTTCAGTCAGCTTGTGTTCCATGGGGAAGCTGCGATGTAGGATCGCTTCGATCGCGCCTTCTCTGCGGGTTTGAACTTCATCAAGGCCACCACCGAGATCAACCCGGGTAGCGGTTGCCGAGCTGATGCTTTTCGCTGCATCAGATTCCGCCCATTTCTCTTGAACCATGATTAGGCAATCTTCAAGAGACTTGTTAGAGGCAATGATTTCCTCAGCAAATGTCTGGGGTAATTTTGCCTGACGTACTGCGCGTACAATCTTTTGAGACTTCTCGCGCTCTTCCTTGCGGATCTTGTCGGCCTCTGTCGGGCTAACGAGCGCCACTGTATCTACGGGCTTCATTTCTGGTATCCTTTCGTTTGAGTTTTTAATTATGATTTCGCAATCATGTTCTGTTTCATTTGAGCTAGTTCTGACTTGAGCGTTGTGATCGGCGGGAACAGTAACAAGGCTCATCTCCATGGGCTCCCAATCAATTGCCCTAAGCGTCTTCACTTGAACTTCTTCATTTTCAGACTCGTCCGTGTATGAATGAACGCGGTATCCAATGGACCCGTTTCGAATAATGCCGTCTTTGACATTGTTCCAAATGGCATCAACTTCTTTGTTTTTAGAAAAGCGGACGCGCCCTATGAGTTTTTCCCCGTCAATCCAGGCCTTTTCGACAACGCCGATTTGATCGGCTAGGTCATTGCGGTTGTGCGAGTTAAGAAGAGGTGCGCCCTTCATCATTCGATCTAGGCGAACGTGGTCTTTCTCCATGGAAAGAATTTCGTTGAACTGCTCAACGCTCCATCCCTTAAATCGAAACATGCGAACGGGAGTTGAGGTGGTGAAAACCATTTCAACAGTGCGAGTTTCTTCGTTGATCGACTTCGGCTCAAAGCGGCCGTCTAGATCGAAGCTAGGCGCCTTCGTCTGGATTTTTTTCGTCTGCATTTTCCTGCTCTCCTTCTTTGGCTGGCTTCGCTTTTGGATTTTGTCCTAAGGATGCTGGCTCGGGTTTCTTGTCTTGGCGAGGATCTGAATCTGTAATAACTCCGAGAGCGTCCATGAGCTTGAGCTCCTGTGCGCGCTCTTCGAAAACAGCTTCCGGGTCCTTGCCTTGCGATCTCAAAACTTCGCTGACTGTTGTCTGTCCAGAGGCAATAGCTTCCTTGTTGGCGGAAACTTCTTTGCCCGGGTCAATCATCGCGCGCGCCGGAAGCGTCCATTGCGGGTACAGCTTATACATATCCATATTTCCGGGAGTGACGAGGTCCGCGGCTTCAATCCACGCCGAGAAAATGGGCGTCATAACTTCAGCGATTAAGATTTGGTTTTGCCACTTGCGGACTTTTCGATCCATTCCGATATGGCCCATGCGGCCAGAAGAAAAATTAGTATTAGAAAGATCTTGAGTAAGTGACTCATAAGTAATTCCAAGTCCGGCGGCAATTGCGCGAAGCTGGGATTTTGTGAATTCGGGATAGTCGGCAACACTTGGGGGGTTTGAGAATTTGACATCACGGCCGGGAGGTAGAATTTCGACTGATCCAGAATCAAGCCTTTCTAAGATCTCGATTTCCGCATCACTCTCACCGCCCGGGTCCGCGGTAGAATCTGTAATGAATGCGGCATAGCACGCAGCGATTTGTTGCTTTCTCAAGGATGCGTCTTCATAGATGTCGAGATCTTTCAATCTGATCATAACCTTTGTAAACCAAGTCACTCCCCGCGCCTGATGGAGCCTATCTTTACGATATATATGAAGGACCTGTTCCGCAGGCACGCGAACAGTGTCTTGCGGATTTGATGAAATAACGGCATTTTCCCCAGGATGACCCTTGAAGAAGTGGTAGGCGGCTCGGCGGCCTGACTTGTCGAACTCAACGCCCTGAATGATTCGAGTTCCGTTCACAAATTGTTCATTGCGTTGATTATTCAGAAAGTCGCTCTCAAGGAGCTGGAGCCTGAGTGGAACAACTCGCTCGAGTCCAAGCTTGTCTTTGATGGCTTTCATTTCAGCCGGCGGCATTTTGTGCTTGATGATGAAACACTCGCCATCAGTTACGACCGCGTCCATAACGGCCGATTGCATTTGATAAATATTTCGCTCTTCGTCGTAATCACAGATTTTGTAATCAGCCCAATCGGACCAATACTCGAGAGCTTTTTTAACAGACTTCGAATCGTTGTCTTTTGTGTGATTGATTTGCGGTCTTACGCCATCTCCGACAACCATGGTGGAAATAACGTCAACCGCATGACCGGCCCATGGGTTATTTCGAATGAGGTCGCGAGCTCGCATTTTGAGGGAAGCGGCCGCATCCTTGAGCTCCGAATTGGCCGATTTGTCTGAGGCGGCCCATAGGGAGAGACGATTAGATTTTGAAGCTGCCTCATACTTCCGCATATTGTCGCGGGCATGATGAAGGCGCTCAATTGAGACTCTTGCGAACTCACGCTTCGCGGCCGTCCGCGGCGCAAAGTAAGAAATAAGTCGGTCGACAAAGTTCAAAGCTTAAACTCCCTTGGACGTTTTGGGATTTATTCGCGTAGTCGGAGATGAAAGGCCTAAGGATTTTCTTATTTGGCCTCGTATCTGATTCATTTCCGCGAGCGAGCGATACTCGACTTTGCCGGTGGCATATTCCACAACGCGCGCGCCTGTTGCGATCGCTTTCTCGAGCTTTGCCAAATCTTCGGAAGTAAATGCCATGTGGCTTTATCTTCGGGAAAGTGTGAAGAAAAGAAAATGGTGATAATTTTATCAGTCTAGGAAGGTGGACTTTTTGCGTACGATTTTAGGCCTGACAGGCTTAGCGGGATCTAGGTTCGCCTCGATCCGGGATCTTGTCTGAAGTCTTTCCGGAACAGCGGCGGAGCGATCGATCCCAAGTGATGCTGCCACCGCGCGGTTATATACCGCAAGATCGAGCGCCTCATTTCTGTCGTACCTTTTGACCCATATATAAGTGGGGAATCCGCGGATGAGTTTAATGTCCTCAACCTCAGCTGTTAGCATGCGAAAATACTCTTCCGGATAATCCTGTGGAAAGTGAATGAAACCGTGCGGATACCCGTTCTGTGAAATCTCCTCGTCGCTCGGAATCTCTTGTTTTAGCCATCCGTAAAGTTCGCGCTTTGTGGTGGAGACGCCGATTCTCCAAACGGGGACGTTTTCTATGGAGCTTTTGGAGCCAATTTTTGCCTTTGTAGGCATTTGAAAAATCCTGTCCAGGTCATCGTGACCTTTGATCACCATAACTTTTGACGCAGGATATTTTTTTGCCCATTTATATACCGTCTGAGTTTGAAATCCCGAGTCTATGGCGAGCCTTAATATGCCTATATCTTCACCAGTCGCGTGTTTCCAGCGCTCCCGCAAAATCTCATCCAAAGGCTTGTAGGTCTCAAGGCTTGACGTATCTCCAGGGAATACCCTGTAATCGATCGACCATGATTCACAATTTGCGCCCCATCCGCGGACCTCAAGCTCAATCCTATTTTTTTGAATGTCCACTGCGCAGGTAAGAAACCTAACGCCGGCGGAAATAACGTTCGACTTATAGTCGGCTCGGCGGTCATAGAGCCGCTTCCACTCTGGGGCGTCGCCTTGAATTTCCCAAGTCTCCCCAAGAGATGTATTCACGAAGGTTTTAAAGGTCTCTGGGCTTTTCTTTGCCTTGAGGAAATCCGTCGCCACCTCTCCCCACGTTTTCCAAGGAGAATAAAGCTCATTCAAATGATATCCGCGGATGCCTTTAATCTCAGGCTTATCCGCAATCCACCGGCCTTTTTTAAGCATGGTGCTTTTTTGATTATGTTCGATCACTAGGCCGCAAGACTCACAAACAAAATGCGCGGTATCTGGCTTTTTTTTCTCCCACTTTAAGTCGGGGAGCCTCATCACGAACGGAGTTTCGCAGCCAGGGCATGGAACATGAAAGCGCCTTTGATCGGATTGGTTGAATGCGAGCTCAATGCGCGAGGCGCCTTTAATTGTTGGAGTTGAAACCATGAAGTTGAGCCGGTTGAAAAAGGTATTACTTCGTTTTTTCGCAAGAGATACCGGATCTCCTTCGGCTCCCGAGCTCGCCGGAAATCTGTCGACTTCATCAAGAAGAGTGAGCCTAACAGGACGCGATGCTAGAGACGCCGGGGCATTGGAGCCGGCAAGGGAAATTTGCCCTCCCGGGAATTTTTTATGTCTGAGCGTGTTTCCGCTCGATCTAGATTTATCTTCGCCAAAAATATGAGCCAGTGCCGGCGTGTCGCGGATCATGGGGGCGAGCCTATCTTTCGAATAGCTCTCCGCCATTTCAAGGGTGGGTTGCACGAGGAGCATTGGGCAAGGGTCATGATGCGAGAAATATCCAATCACATTGTTTACAATTTCAGTCTTTCCAACCTGGGCTGAGGTCATCATTATTATTTCAAAAACTTCCGGGTCTTTGGCGGAGTCCATGATCTCGCGCTGATAAGGCGCGCGGTCAGTGTTCCACCGGCCGGGTTCAGCCGAGGACTCAGAGCTCAGGAATCTTTCCCGGTCCGCCCATTCAGAAACGAGGAGCTTTGGTGGGGGCTTAAAGATCGTGGCGGCTTCCTTTGCGATCGCTAGAATCTTAGTCATCGAAAGCGCCCTCTGAGAGCTCCATCAGTGCCTCGTCGACAATGCCGCGGATGAGCGCTTCAGTTTCTTTTTGGGAACTCGCGTTTTGAATTTGTTGAGCTGCCTTTGTGGGGAGGTAAAGGAGCTTTGCCCGAATTGAGCCAAATATTTTCTGTAGTCCCGATTTGATCTCCTCTTTAGGAATTAAGTTCCTTTGTTTGACCTGTAAATCAAGTTCTAGGTCTTGGCGCCGGATAAAATCGAGTTTTGCCTTTTCATGCACCGGCTGGAAATCATTTTCGAAATCTATCTTCTGACTTTCATCGTCTGGGTTGAAATCAAATATCATTCGGATGGCGGCTCGGATGTCATACAGTGCGCCTTGGCTCCCCTCTTCAACGGGCGTAAGCCTCTTAAGCCGCTCCTTAATGGTACGCCGGTCCCTCCCGGTGGGACCGGCGTACCATTAAGGAGCGGCTTAAGAGGCTTACGCCCGTTGAAG